CATCTCTTTTAACATATAATTCATCGAATACTAATCCGATATTAGGATTATCTATATCAGAAATATCACAAAAATATAATAATATAGCATTTTTTTTTATTAATTTATTAATTTTGTTAATAATTTTATTTAATTCAATTAAATTTGAAAATTGATTATTCATATCATGTCCTAATATCATATAAATATCCTTATGTTTAATATATTTTTTAAGCTCTTTATAATTAATTTCTTGATTCATATAATTCTATATATATAAATAAAATTAAATTTATATATTATTCCGCAGATTATAAATTATATATTTCTTTAATATTATCATTTATAAAATCATCCAATTTACATATATTTTTATAACATTTAACTATAGTAACCTCTGATACACTACATATTTCTGAAAATTGTTTCTTTGTAAAACCCAAATTATTTTTAATTGTATAATAATATAAAATAGCAGCTGCCGAAGATGTAGGTGAATTATCATTCATTACTTCGTTTTTCTCTAAAAATTTAATTAAATTTTTACAATTTGCAATATCATTAACCTTCATATTTAATCTACTCCCAAATCTCGAAATAAAATCTTCAGGATTTGATGAAATAACATTAATTTGCAATAATTGCTGAAAACGAGAATTACCTTTATTTAATATTACATGACTTATATTAAACATTTTTGCTATCTCTTTTGAACTTCTTGGTATCTCATTTATTAAACATGAATGATATATACAAGATGCTATTAAACCTTCTTTATTATCACCACGTGATATTTTTTTCTCAGATGTTTTTTTATAAAATACCTTGGCGTCATCTATAACCTTTTGTGGAATACCATTATTTTTTGTTAAAGATTCTAATTTATCAAATACATTCCATAATGTTCTTTCATCATATGGCATTGAATTCCACATCTGATACATCCTAATTCTTCTGATATCTATATTATCTTTTCTTGTACCACCAATCATAGAACCAAGTGATGATTTTGGTAATAATGTATTTAAAGGCATTCCACATCTTGAAGGGTCAGAATCACGATTATCATCATTACCATAATATCTCCATTCAGCAGTATTATCAATTACTCTACCCAATACTGAACTACAATCTTTACAAATATGCATCGTATCTTCTACAATAAATTCAGTTCCACCACAATGACATTTTAAAGGATTTAATGGATCAATAGATAATCCATTTCTTTCTTTTTCAATATTATTTAATTCATTCTTTAAATCATCATATATTTCCCATATATTTTTTTCATTTTCATTATAATCCATAATTGATTATATAATAATAATCAAATATCATTTTTTTTAATAAAATTAATATAACGATTTATTAATGTACTATCATTATATAATTCTATAAATAAATTGCTGTTTTTTTGTATATTTTTAATTATATTATTTCTATATATTTCTTCTTTTGTTGGTGGATAATTATAATACCATTCCAATAATACTTTAATATCTATTATATTATTTATATCATAATTATAAGTATAAGTCATATACATAATTATTCTTGATATTATACCTTTATAAATATTATTAGGTATAAATAATTTCAATTTATGGTCTAAAAAATTATTATTATATAACTTTATTATATTAGTGTTAGATATATAATTTCCAAATGAATAATCAGAACGCGCAGAATTTAAATATTTACTTGTTTTTATTATATTATGCATATCATATTTATGATATTTATTATTCATTCTACATATTGGATATATATGTTCTAAAGAATAATCTTTTAAATTCATATTTTCATTAATATAAACAGATGGCATTTTTTTGTCATTTATAATTAATTTTCTAATATATTTATTAGATAATGTTGTATATTTATAAATATAACAATTAATAGTATTTATATATGTAAAAATAATTAAATATATGTATGATTTCATGATAATATATTAATTTAAAATATTCCTCATTTTTTTATCCGCCTCTTCAAATTCATTTTTTAAATATTCACCATAAATATAAATTTCATTATGTATATTATCTACAAATAATTTTATATCATTCAAATTAGAATCTATACTATTATTTAAATCTTGAATCATATCTGATATACTATTTCTGCTCATTTATTTTATCAACCTACTTATAATAATAGAATATTATGTTTTTTTAAAAAAAGATAATATTCTATTAATAATACTTGTATTTTTATTTTCATTTATTATAGCATACTGATTTGATTCTTTCATTAAAGCTTCTAAATTTATTTTTAAATTTCTCTTATCTGATATATGTTCTGTTTGAATGCGAGTTTTTTCATAATCTAAATTTTTTTCAAGACCAAATTCCTTTATTTCAATTTGAGTTTCATCCACATAAAATTCATGTTCCTTTTTTTTACTTTCTAATAAACATTTATGATTTTCTATAGAATATGCTATCTCCTTCTCTTCTGTAATATATTTCAATATATCATTCTTCTGAATTTCTTCATCTAATTTTATTATTTTGTCTGAAATACTTTTAATATTAGGATATGATAATTTAATATTATCTGAAACATCAACATTCATATCTTCAATCAAGTTATAAATAATTTCATTTTCGTATATACCTAATTTAAAATTATAACTCAATAATAACATAATTCTATTACTTAAAAATTCTAATTTATTTTGATAATCTTTAAATCTTATAATACCACTAAAAATTGTTATTACTATACCAGTTAATAATGAAACAATACTTATTATAGTATCAATATAATTTAAACTATCTTTATTTATACCCTCTATATTTCCTATTATTAATTTTAATGCTTCTATAAATGTTATTAAAGATGATAACATTAATATTGAAACGGAATATAAATAATACCATCTATAAAAATAATGATAAGATTTTCTCGCTATAAATAAAAATCTTTCTTGGTTTTTTTTTGCAAGTTTAACTCTATCTGATAATTTATTTTTTAAATTTTTTAATATAGATATATCATATTTTATTAAAGAATTATCATCATCATTTTCTGAAATATTTAATATTTTATTATCAATTATATTTGGATTATTGTAATATAATTCCTTAACATCTGTTATATAATTACTTGTATTCATTAATTATATATATATAATTTAATTAGATATAATTTTAAAAAACTTATTATAAATAAACTTATTATAAATAAATATAAATAATAATTTTTTTTATTATTTATTAATTTATTATTTTTTACATTATCATCCTTATTTTTTATATTATCATCATTATTTTTTACATTATCATCATTATTTTTTATTATATCATTTTTAATTTCATGTTTTCTTAAATATTTAATAGATATCCCTGTCATTATACAATATATATTATATAAATATTTTTATATATATTTATATATATTTATATATATTTATATAATTATTGAGATGGAGCATATATTCCCTGTGCTGTTAATATTCCGGTAATTAAACCTACAAATATACATGTTATTATCCAACCAAACATTGTTTTATATAAAATTTTAGTATTTATACCATATATATTATCCTTCCATGAACTCTCTAATATTCCTATTCCACATATAGCTCCAATTTGACAATGTGTAGTCGATAAAGGAATCTTTAATCTACTACCAAATATTGTTACTAATGCTGCACTTAATTCAATTATAGCACCACGAGAAGGTGTTATTTTACATAATTTAACACCAATTGCTTGAATAATTTTATAACCATATAATAATAATCCTGTTGATATTCCTATACCACCCATCGTTAATATCCAATATGCATTATTATTCATTACTGAATCTTCTGATACATCTCCCTCTAAATAAATTGTATAAATTGCTGCAAATGGACCAATTGCATTTGCTACATCATTTGCACCATGACTAAAAGCTGAACATGATGCTGTAAATATTTGTAAATATTTAAAAAATTCTTCTGTGCGAATATCAAATACTTCAGCATTATTATGAATTAAATTAATAATATCATTATCTTTATTTTCAATAGTTTTTATCTCTATTTCATTTTTTTTAAAATTATCCGGACTATACATAGATATTATAGCACTATTATCTGAATATGCATATGTATAACTATTATCCATATTATGTGTGTAATATACAAAATCTGCATTTTTAATTATATTATTTACAGGTTGAATAGTTTCTATAATTTCATTATTTTTATTTTTATTTTCAATATATTTATATATTTTTGGTAATATTGGAATTATTATTAATGAACATAATATACCTATCCCAAATGAAGTTAATAATACTATATGTAGTGGTGTATCATCTAAATTAAGACCTTTTGCACCCTTGTATATTATAAAAAATGTATTTAATGTCATTGTAAAACCTATTAATATAGGAAAAGCATAATATATATATTTTTCCTCAAATCTTCTTCTTAATATAAAATATCTAATAGATATATATAATGATGAAGATATTATTGCAGAAAATATTGGAGAAATAACCCATGAAATTACCATACCAGAAACACCACCTATATATGGAAATGTATCTTTTTCAACATACCATATAACACAATTAGTACCTTTAATTGCAATAGTCATACCAATCATTCCACCAATACAAGAATGTGTAGTAGATACAGGCATTTCAAAATATGATGCTGTAAATAACCAAGCTGCAACAGAAAAACATACCCACATAGAACCATACATTAATGTATATGGGTCTTCTTTAAAACATTCATAATCAGCAATACCCTTTCTAATAGTCTCTGAAACATGCGAACCCATTAATATAGCACCAGACGTTTCAAATATACAAGCTAAAACTACTGCTTGTTTTAATGTTAAAGATTTGGAGCCAACAGATGTTGCAAATGAATTAGCTACATCATTTGCACCTATTCCCATGGCACTTATAAATGAAAATAAACCACCAGCAATAACTATCCAAATATAATCATCCATTATTATAAATTATATTTTAAATACTTTATATAATAATATAACAAATTATTTTATATTTTTTCAATACCTTTAATAATATCCTTAGTATCATATATTGATTCGTTTTGTGAATTTTTTTCAAATATATATTTATATATATATGAAAAAAAATTATAAATTTTATTACCCGAATTTGATTCAATTTTACTTCTTAGCATTTAATATTAATATTTAATTATTTTTATATATAATTAATATTAATTTTATTTATTATGAAAAGATAATTCTTGTATAATTGGAAATTCTCCATGTATTGGTAAATCATTTATATCATTATATTTATGTAATGGTATAATTGGAATTATTTTATTATTATATTCAAATGGATTTATAGGATGATATTTAATAAGATATAGTTGATAATTTATATTATTTATATTATTTATATTATTTTTATAAATATTTTTAAAATTATATATTGGAAACATTATTATAAATATAATATATTATATTCGTTATATTTTTAAATATAATTATGAAATTTTTAAAATTTATATTATTATATATATTTGTATTAATTTCTTTTTTATAATTATTTATTTTTATTCCTAAATTAATTATACTATCATTAAAATTTGACAATTTGATTTTTATTATATTATATTCATTCATTTATTATATTATAATAATATATAAAGCATTAAATTGTTATATATATTATTACCATAATGTTAGTAGATAATTATATTGAATATACTAAACATTATAAAATAAAATATGGAAATAATACAATTGTATTAATGCAAGTTGGTTCCTTTTATGAATTTTATTCTATAACTGATGATATAAATTCAGATATTTATAAAATAGCAGAAATATGTAATATATTAATATCCAGAAAAAATAAAACTATAAATGAAGTATCTATTGATAATCCTTTAATGGCTGGTTTTCCATTATATGTATTAGATAAATATAAAAATATATTATTACAACATAATTATACTATTGTTATAATAACACAGGTAACAGAACCTCCAAATCCTGATAGAAAAGTAACTGAAATATTAAGTCCTGGTATGAATATTAATGTAAATACAAAAACAAATAATTATATGATGTTAATATATTTAGAATACATTAATAATTTACTTGTTGCTGGTATATCAGGTATTGATTTATCTACGGGTACATGTTTTATTAATGAAGCAGGTTCTACAAATAATGATAAAGATTATGCTATAGATGAATTATTTAGAATGATAACTATTTATAATCCATCTGAATTAATTATATTATCAAATGATACATTATCAGATGAATTGAAAAATTATATATTAAAAAAATTAATAATAAACAATATATTAGTACATTATAAGTGGAATTCATATGAATATATTGATATAATGACAAAAATACCTTATCAGAAAAAACTATTAGAAAAAGTATATAATTCTAAAAAATCAGCATTATCTATATTTGAATTATTGAATATTGAATTATATAACATGGCA